CCTCAAAAACACCATCATACACTAAATCAGTAAGTTGGCAGCATCACCACTGTTCAGGGTGTCATACGGTGTTGCATCCATTGCCAGCACAGCGTCGCGAACCGGTGCCGGGATAACGCCCGGTGGTGGCTCATAGCGAACAAACTCCCTCCGTGGTTTCTGCCGGACGGAAGCGATCACCTCATCGTTAATTTCCGGTGGCTGTGGTTCAGGTTGTTTGTCCGGTACCGCCGGCGCTGACGGTTCTTTTCGTTTAAACGGCCACATCAGATCCACTCCATAAAGTCATCAGAAATTACGATGGGCATTTCCATCGGGGCATAAGCAATCATCACAGAATCAGCCAGGTTTGGAGATTTCGTTCCGTCAGGTTGCTTATCCACAAGAATTTTTCCGGTGGCATTTTTTGACCAGGTAGGTTGTGACAGCTCCATCAACAGCCGGTCTTTATTTTCCATTGTGCTGCTGATGGAAATAATCTCATCCGGGTCATACTCCATACCCTGTAGTGCACGAAATGTATTGCGGAATAATTTGCGAAGATGCCACCACCCCTGGGCTTTGGCATTGACAAAAAAGTCCTTATTCAGACGAGCCGGTTTACCATTATCACCGGGAACAGCTTCATTTTCAGGATGAAACACGCTCCCGCTGCCCCGGAATGGAGTGGCGGTGATTTGACAGATGCCCTCCGCTTCACGCAGTTCGTTGATAGCGCGCGCATCACCACGAACGCCAGCACCCAATCCGTCCTCATCAAAGCGAAACTCATCGGCACCAAAGTCATCGCACAGACCAAAAACCTTAACCACAGAGTCATAGATGTCACTCCCCTTACCTGACCACTCCTGTACGTCATTCAGCAGGATGCCATAACGGAGCGAACAGGCGTTTTTATCCCGCCCTTCGTCGGCGACATCCATTGCACCAAGCCGTTGGCCGCCGGGCTGAATGCCCAGTCTGATATGTGCATCAACCGCAGCCTGTACCCATTCTGAGGGGATCAGGATGCCTTCTGCTGATGCCTGGTAATTAAGATCCAGTTCCTGGGCAACGATGACTGGGTTATCAATTTTCTCGCACTCCTTGTGATACCACTCATCGTCTTTACGCGGATCGCTACGCCAGTGAAACGTAAACACCGGGATTTTTCCACTGTGCCGCTTCTGTGCGAAGGGGTTGTTCATGCCGTTAACCGATGAGAGATCGATACGACATCGGGTTGTCTGGGAAAGCGCGGCATCAATAAGTAATGGTCGCTGGAGAAAAGCAGCCTCATCCACAAAATAAAGGGTCGTACGGTCACCACGACCGATATTATCGCCAGCCTCACCTTTGATAACCGCGCCAGTTTCAGGAAACTCAACACGCATATATGGCGCGTGCTTCTTCTCGCTCCACGAACCGCGAAACTCTACAGGTAGAGTTTCCACGAACTTGCGCGCCTTCCAGAACAATGCTTTCGGGTCACCGGTGCTGTCGACGTATTCCTCTTTACGGGAGCCGAAACCGATAACCATTTCTTTGTTGAAGAGACAAAGCGAGCAGGCCAGTCCGATCGCGGTCCAACTGAGCCCCATTTCACGGGATTTTTCGGTAATACCATTCTCCCGATTGCTCCAGCGTTCCATAATCCAGTGGATCCACTCCTCCTGCTTAGGGAAGAGTAAAAACGGAATGGTCACCGGCAGGCCATAATCAATATTACGCGGGTCCGTTGTCATGCCCCAGTCGATAATGAACTGAGCCGGGTTGGTACGGTAAAACTGTTTTAGTGCAGGCAATATTTCAGGATTCTGGCGAATGCGCTGTAGGCGTTCCATCCGCCATTCAAAAACCATCTGGTAATCAGGATGTTTAAAATCGAAGGGGAATGGTAACGGCATACTTAGCCCATCATTTTTCTATACACCTCTGCGGCCTGCTCAGGCGTTAATTTGGTAATTTCTGTTCTGACTGGTCCTCCGTCAGCGCCAGTCACTTCATTTTTGACGTTGTCTTTAAACGCCTGAACAGAAACATGGCGCCCAAGCAACTCAAGGTTTTTAACCTTATCAGGCCATTTGATTTTCTTCAGAAGTGCGGCGCTATCTGCGGATACCATCTCCACGACATCCATTCCTGATAGCGTTGTGCGCCATACCTTAGGCCAGTCTTTAATGGGCTTTAGCTCACCGTTTTGCAGGAGAATGTCGAGCACATCCATCTGGTCGATTTCAACCAATCTACGAAGAACATAAGCGGCATCTATACCTACCTCTTCGTTTCGCTCGGCTTTAAGCTCAGCAATGCGCTTTGCGATATTAGCTTTTATTAGGTTTTTGCATCCTTGTACGGCGGCAGAATCCTCACTGTAACCCGCCCTGATGGCTGCTTGCGTGGCATTGAGATCTTTCAGGTACTCACGGGCAAACAGCTCTTGTTTGTCGGTGAGCTTTGCCATTATTTGTGCTCCGTTTATCCGTTAAAAGGGATATCAGTTAAGTTATCCCGTGTAGGGTATAAGCCATTATCAAGCCCACCAGTAGATGGACTTTGTAATGAAGAGCCGTTGTGAAAGTAGCTCTCAGGTTGTCATTTTTTCCCTTTTCTGCCTACCTGCCCACTGTTTTGCAATGTACAGGCAGTCATCGAAAACTCGGCCTTTTCTGCTGGCTTGTGAACAACGGCGGTAATGCTCCACCGCCATGTCAGCGCCAGTCATAGCCGCGTTCTGGTCGTACCCAAGCTTTATTAACTCGGTTGTTACATTTTTATGTATGAAATCAATCGGAGTCATGCTGGTTTACCATCAGGGAAATCCCCCATGTCACATAGCTTGAACTGAATCAGATCCTTCACAAGCTGCTCAGCCTTTTTAATGGCCTTCTTCTCTTTCTTCCGACGAGTCATGAGAGCGCTACCTGCTTGACCGTGCATTTCAAATGAGAACTTCTCAGCAGCCGCGACACGGTTTTGCATTTCGCTGATTGCCATATCGGTCAGGCCAGAGAAATCGAGGAGGTTAATGTCCTTCCCGCCCTCAAGCTCCGTCATGTGGTCATACACCTGCGCCTGAAGCTCATAGCTGTAGCTCATTGCCATGAGGCAAGCTTCACGCTTGGGAAAATTGCAAATATCCCTCTCCACAACACCACCTGTTCCGTTGATATAGGTATCAGTTGCAAAAAATTTTGCAGCTGCATCCCCGAGGACCCTGGGTACTTTCTTCATGAAACTGCGGTGTTCGAGTTTGCGATATTTCTTACAGGGGAACGCAAGCCCCTCCGCCTCCGCTTTGGATTTCCGATCAGCATTAATGTAATCCACCATCTCAAGACTGCTCATGGTCGGGTATTCGCCAGAAGGAAGAACGGTTAATGATTTGTTCATGTCGGTATTTCCTTTAGAAAGTTGAGCCTGTTCGCACAGAAAAGCCGTCCCCGAGAGGTCCTCACCTATACGGCAGTTCTCAGGCTCAGCTTTCTGAAAGACTCGGGATTGTTACGCGCTGCGATGCGCGGTTTACTGCGGACATATAAAAGCCCCGCAAGTGCGAGGCTCATTAAATGGACTTTGTGATTTGCAAAAAAATTTATTTCAGGCACTGAGTCCTGATGTACTCCTGAAGCATTCTCAATGCTGTCTGGTCGCTGATGATTCCGTCCCGGATACCGAGAACGTTTCGTCCAGCAACTGGAGAGAGTTCGACGGTGGCATCATTGCCCATGCCGGAGGCGCTGGAGGTTTCGGCTGAGGATGGCACAGGGCATTTTCCTTTGACGAGCACCCGACCACCATTATCAAGCTTGCGCCGAAGAGCATCATTTTCAGCTTTCGCATCAGCTAACTCCTTCGTGTATTTAGCATCGAGTGCATCAGCATCACGCTGGCGCTGCTGCATGTCAGTAATGGTTGCGTTCGCCAGCTTCAGTTCTCTTGCGTTTTTGTCGCGCTGCTCTTTGTAGGTAATGGCGTTATCACGGTAATGATTAACAGCCCATGACAGGCGGACGATGATGCAGATAACCAGAGCGGAGATAATCGCGGTGACTCTGCTCATTGCTGCCCCCACAAACAGACTTCACGCTCAATCTCACGACGGGTCATCAGCCCTTTCCATTGCTTACCGCCAGCATATGTCCAGCGACGTAGCTGGTCACATGCGCCTTTGATATCGCCCTGGTTTATTTTGCGAAGAAGCGTCGATGTTCTGAAATTGCCAGCGCCCACGTTGTAAACGAACGAGTAAAGAGCGCCGCGCGTTGTTTCCGGTATATCGACTTTGATGTACGGGTTAATTTGTCTGGCGACAGTGGCAAGGTCTTTATTCAGGAGAGCTTTGCATTCTGCTTCGGTATACGTTTTACC